CTGATGTAACACTTGATATGACAGGCCCTTATTCTGGTGTTGCGAAAAATCCTTATATGTCATTTGTTATAAATGCAACAAATTATGAAGGGACTAATTATTCATTTGAAACTTCTTTCGCTGCTAGTGATGCTAAATACATACCTAAAGTATTTGGTACTTCCAATTTCGGTAAACCAAGAAACGTTGTTCCATTAATGATGGAAGAAAGATTCCAAAATTTGTTAAATTATGCATACAAGAAAGGATATATTAGAGGTTTAAGTAATAACCTTATTTCTTTGAATTCTGCTCAAAGTGAAGATTCAAATTCAATTGGGTGGTACTTGGATAAATACCAAGCACCGAGTTCTCCTTGGGTTGTATCTGAATTAAGAGGTACTAAGATTTATAATTTATTTAAGTTCTACACAATATCAGATGGTAATACTGCAAATACTGAAGTTAAAATATCTATTTCTGATATCTCATTCGCAAATCAAACATTTACTGTGTTGGTTCGTGATTATTATGATAACGATTCAGCACCTACAGTATTGGAGAAATTCACAAACTGTACGTTAGATCCAAGTCAAAATAATTTCATTGCAAAGAAAGTAGGAACACTTGATGGTGAATATGTGTTGAATTCTAAATACATAATGGTTGAAATGAACGAAGACGCTCCGGTAGATGCTTTACCTTGTGGATTTGAAGGATTTAACTTTAGAGAGTATTCAGGAGCAATTCCTCCATTCCCAATTTATAAAACAAAATATGATTTCCCAGGTGAAGTAATTTATAACCCACCATTCGGTTTACCTACAGGTGGAGACAATTCTACAACAACAGGTGGTGATAACATAAGAAGAACTTATCTTGGGATGTCAAATTTCTGGGGTTATGATAGTAACTTCTTTGAATATAAAGGTAAAAGAAACCCAATTTCATCTTGTAATTTAGAAGGTGGTGAGTGGTCTTACAGAACAAAAGGTTACCATATGGATAAAAACGCAAGTGGTCTTACGATCTCAAGTGCGTTTGCTACAAGTGGAACACCAAGATTCTTTGTTGGAGACGCACCGTTTGCATCTGAACCAACAAGTGAGTTAAGTCCTTACTACAGAATATTCTCAAGAAAATTCACTTTGTTTGTACAAGGAGGATTTGACGGATGGGATATCTATAGAGAATTTAGAACTAACGGTGATAAATATGTTTTAGGTAGAATAGGTTTCCTTAACGGGGCTTGTCCTACAGATAGATACCCAACGGCATCTGGATGGGGAGCATTTAAACAAATCTCTATTGGTGATGGAACTCGTACTTGGGCAAATACTGACTACTACGCATACTTGTTAGGAATTAGAACATTTGCTAACCCTGAAGCGGTAAATATTAACGTATTTGTTACTCCGGGTATTGACTACACTAATAACTCTGATTTAGTTGAATCAGCAATTGATATGGTTGAGAACGAAAGAGCGGATTCGTTGTATATTACAACAACACCAGATTACAACTTGTTCTTACCAACAACAACAGGTATTGATGGATTAATCTACCCACAAGAAGCGGTTGATAATTTAGATGGTACGGGTATTGATTCCAACTACACCGCAACTTACTACCCTTGGGTATTAACAAAGGATAGTGTTAACAATACACAAATCTATATTCCACCAACGGCTGAGGTAACAAGAAACTTGGCATTAACCGATAATATTGCGTTCCCTTGGTTCGCAGCAGCGGGTTACACTCGTGGTATAGTAAATGCGGTTAAAGCACGTAAGAAGTTAACTCAAGAAGATAGAGACACACTTTATCTTGGAAGACTTAACCCAATTGCAACCTTCTCTGATGTTGGTACAGTAATTTGGGGTAATAAGACACTTCAAGTTAGAGAATCTGCTCTTGATAGAATCAACGTAAGAAGATTGTTATTACAAGCACGTAAGTTGATATCTGCAGTTTCAGTTAGATTGTTGTTTGATCAAAATGACGAACAAGTAAGACAAGATTTCTTAAATGCGGTTAATCCAATTTTAGACTCTATTAGAAGAGACCGAGGTTTATATGATTTCCGAGTTACAGTTTCAAGTGATACTGCTGACTTAGATAGAAATCAAATGACGGGTAAGATTTATATCAAACCAACTCGTTCCCTTGAATTTATAGATATTACATTCTACATTACTCCAACAGGAGCATCGTTTGAAAATATCTAAAAAACACAATAACAAAAGAAAAGGGAGACAAGTTCTCCCTTTTTTTATTTATAAGATATTTATTAATATGAATTATAAAATTTTAACCAGAGAGATCATTACCGAAATGGTAAATGAGGTAGAAGAAAAACAATATGGTTTAAAGTATTATGCGTTTGATTGGGATGATAATCTAATGAAAATGCCGACACAAATTGTTCTAAAGAATGAACAAGGTGATGAAGTTGGTATGTCTACTGAAGACTTTGCAGAATATAGAACCGATATTGGTAACACCCCATTTAATTATAATGGAGAAACTATTGTTGGTTTTGCTAATGAACCATTCAGATATTTTAGAACTGAGGGTGATCAAAAATTCTTACGTGATATAGAAAATGCTCCATTAGTAAGAGGTCCTTGGATGGATTTTGTTGAAGCAATTAATAACGGATCAATATTCTCAATCATTACTGCTAGGGGTCATAATCCAAACACACTTAAAAAGGGTGTATATAAATTAATAATGATGGGTCGTGGTGGTTTAGATAAAGAACAACTATTAGAGAGTTTAATGATATATCGTAAAAAAATGGGACTTAAACCAATGTCCGATGAGAATACATTAATTAAGGATTATTTAGATAGATGTAGATTTTATCCGGTAAGTTTTGGTGAAGGATCTGCAACCAACCCTGAAGAAGGTAAGGTTCGTGCAATGGAAGAATTTATAAGTTATGTGAAAAGATTATCACTTAGATTACAGAAAAAAGAATATCAATTTGTAAATGATGTAAGTAATAAATTTGTTCCAGTTGCTCCTATGGTTGGATTTTCAGATGATGATATAAGAAATGTTGATGTTATGAAAAAACATTTTGAAAAAGAACCAGATAATATATTAAGAACTTATCATACTAAAGATGATGAAAAAACTATGCTAGAGCAACTTATTAATAGAACAATATTAAAAATTAAGTCAAAGTAAATAGAAAAATTATTACTCCGGTATATTTATAATAAAAACAATAAACTAAAAATTAAAATAAAAAATTATGGCTGATTTATTAATGAAAATGCCAGTTCCTTACGAACCGAAAAGACAGAACCGATTTATAGTAAGATTTCCATCATCGTTGGGGATAAACGAGTGGTTTGTTGAAAGTGCTGCAAGACCATCAATTAAAATCGTTTCAACAGAAATTCAATTCCTAAATACGTCAACATTTGTTGCTGGTAGATTTAACTGGGATCCAATAACTGTTAAATTCCGTGATCCAATTGGACCATCAGCTTCTCAAGCATTAATGGAATGGGTTCGTTTATGTGCTGAATCTGTTACAGGACGTATGGGTTATGCTGCAGGATACAAGAAAAATGTTGATATTGAGATGTTAGATCCAACAGGTGTTGTTGTTGAGAAATGGATATTAGAGGGTACATTCTTAACAGATGTGAATTTTGGTTCATTAGGTTATAGTACTGACGCATTGGCTGATATTAGTGCAACTTTACGAATGGATCGTTGCATCCTCGTGTATTGATTTTTTTTACTGACAAGTAGAATATATCTATCCATACACAATATTGTTAATTCCCGTATATTTATATATATGGGAATTTTTATTTGTAAAATATGTAAAAAAGAATGTGAGGGAATAAATTCTTTAAGATCACACTCTATTCAGAAACATAACGTTACTTCTGAAGAAATATATCTTAATTATATTTTAAATGGGGTAAAACCTAAATGTGAGTGTGGGTGTGGTGAAACAACTAATTTTATATCGGTAGGTAAGGGTTATTCTAAATTTATACAATCCCACCATAATAGAGTTCCGGGTAAAAATAATTACCATAAAGACCCTAAAACACATCAAAAGGCTATAGATACTCAAAAGAAAAATTGGAAAGATGGAAAATATGTTGGTTGGTGGGAAAATAAAACGACTAACACTTTAATTAAGATTGAGGGAATTAAAGAAAAATTACGTAACAATAAAGAACGAGGGGATAAAATATCTAAAAAATTAAAAGGTATTCCAAAATCTGAAGAATCTAAGATAAAAAATTCAATATCTCAGAAAAAAAGATATAACGATAACCCAAAACTCAGAGAAGATGCTTCAAACAGAAGGGTTACGTGGTTAAAATCAAAATTATCTAATAAAAAAACCAAACTAGAAACTAAGTTTGAATTATTGTTAAACTTAATTGGTATTGAGTTTGAATTCCAATTTGAATTTAAAAAAAGGTTATTTGATTTTAAAATTAAACATAAAAATATATTAATAGAAGTTGATGGTGATTTTTACCATTGTAATCCCGACACAAAACATTCTGAAGTGCTATATGAGACTCAAAAATTAACAAAAAAAAATGATTTATTTAAAAATGAACTATGTAAAAATCACGATATGATTTTACTTCGTTATTGGGAAAAAGATATTAATGAAAGACCTGAATGGGTTATATCGGAACTAAAGAAAGAATTATATTTACAAAACCTATAAGTATATTATTTTTTAATAAAAAGAATTATATGGAAAATGATGCGTCACAATATGGACAAATGGATTTTAATTTACCACACGATGTGGTACAACTTCCTTCAAGGGGGGTATTTTACAAATCTAAAAAGAAAAGTGTAAAAGTTGGATACTTAACGGCATCTGATGAAAACATTTTATCAAATATAAATTCCAACAAAACAATTAAGGAATCAATAGTTTTACCATTATTAAGAGGTAAAATATATGAATCTGATCTTAGACCCGAAGATTTGTTAGATGGTGATGTTGAGGCGTTGTTATTATATCTAAGAAATACTTCATTTGGTCCTGAGTATGTTGTAACACTTAAAGATCCTGGTACGGGGAAAGACTTTGAAGCAACAATTCTTCTTGACGAATTAAATATTCAAAAAACTGAAGAACAACCTAACGATGAAGGTTATTTAAAAACTACTTTACCTAGAAGTAAAGCAAGTGTTACTTTGAAGTTTTTAACTATGAGAGAAAATATTGAGATTGATCACATTCTTGAGTCGTATCCTTCAGGGATTATACCACCAACACACACATTAAAATTAAGTAAAATGATTGTTGATATTGATGGTAATAGTGATAGAGGGGACATATCAAAATTTATTGAAACAATGCCAATTATGGATTCAAAACATATTAAAAAATTTATGTCCAATAATGAATCTAGATTAGATTTAAATAAAGAAGTTATCGCCCCATCAGGAGAAAGAGTGAACGTAAGTATCGCTTTTGGGGTGGAGTTTTTTCGGCCTTTCTTCTAATCACACCGCACATATATTAGATGAATATTATCTATTAGCAAAAATTTTGAGAACTTCTTATACCGAATTTATGAAAATGCCAACATATATTCGTAGATATCTTATTGATAAAATTGTTGAAGAGCATAAAAAACAATAAGAAAACTATTTATTGTAAAATATTAATTATTTATGATGGCGGAAAAGGCACCAGAACAAGGTTCTGAATATGATTATAAAGGATTTGAGATTGTTAAGGAAATAAAAGATTTGTGGAAAAATCCCACAAACGTTCTTTCACAACTTGGGACTGTTATGAAGGGTGCTTTGGAGGCGATTCCAACTGCCGTGGCAGATTTAGATGCGAAATCATCGGTTTTAATAAATGCTCTTGGTGTTGGTAGTGGTAGAGGTGCGGAATTAACACAAACACTCGCTAGTACAATTCCAAAATATTTAGAATTAGGTTTAAAATCAAATCAAGTTTTAGAAGATCAAAAAAAATTAATAACTGCACTTAATGTTAATTTGAGATTAACGGATGATCAACTTGTTAAATTGGCGGCAACGTCAATGGTTACAGGTCAAGAAGCTGGAGTTATGGCTAAAAGTTTCATGGATGTTGGGGTTCCTTTATCTATGGTTGGTCAAAGAATGGAAGAAGTTGCTAAGATTGCAAATCAAGCGGGGGTAACTGTTAGTGCGGTATCCGCTGGGGTAGTTAAGAATCTTGACAAAATGAATATCTACAATTTTGAAGGTGGTGTTAAAGGTTTGGCAAGAATGGCAGCACAGGCATCAAGGTTAGGTATTGATATGGATAAAATATTTGCGGTAACTGATAAAGTATTTAATCCTGAAGGTGCTATTGAGATGGCTGCCGGACTCCAAAGATTAGGTGTTGCATCAAGTGAATTGTTAGATCCATTACGATTAATGGATTTATCTCAAAATGATCCTGAAGAGTTACAAAATCAAATTGTTAATCTTGGTAAAGAATTTACCGTTTTTAACAAACAAACCAACTCATTTGAAATATTACCAGGTGCTAAGAGAAGAATGCAGGAAATTGGTAAGGAACTTGGTATGACAGGTGGTGAATTCCAAAAAATGACTCTTAATGCGGCAAATTTTGATATGAAATTAAAATCAATCAAATTTGCGACTGGTGTAAAAGATGAGGATAAGGAATTAATTGCGACTATGGCACAAATTAGTGATAAGGGTGTTGCGGAAATTAAGGTTCGTCAAATGGTTACCGATAAGGAGGGTAAAGAAACTTGGACTGGTAAATATGAAGTAAAAGATGTTGATAAACTAACCTCTAAAGATATTGAAGCGTTAAAGGCTGAGGAAATGCTTCAAGGTGCGACTATGGAAGAAATTGCTCACGATCAATTAAGTGAGTTAGTAAAATTGAATGGTGCTATTGATAGATTAGGTGGTGGTATTGCTTATGGTGTTGCGGGAAGTAAAACTGTTCAGGATAAGTTTAAAGGAGGTGCGTCTGAAGCAACAAAAATGGTAAATAAAGGGACAGAATACATTAACCCTGATACTATTGGTGAAACTTTAGATGATACTATGAAGTCAATAATGGTTTATTTTGATGGATTAAATTTAAATATGTCTACTATAACTACAGGATTAGGTAGTCTTTATGATACTGTTGTTGGTTATATTTCAGATCTTGGGTTAACTTCGCCAACAACAACATCAACTGTAACCCCGGCAGGAACAACAACAAGTCCTGTGAGTACTTTAACCACTACGGCCGGAACTACACCACCACCAACAAATACTACCACGACAACAAATATTGCAATGACACATACGTTTGATTTTACTAATTTACCATCAAATATGACAAACGAACAAATAACAACAATATTAAAAGATTGGGCAACTAACTCAATAAATGCAAATGAAATTGTAAAGGCGGCCTCAAGAATAAATCAAACTTAAGTTGGTTAATAAAAAAAATACATCTAAGGTATTTATAAGATAAAGGTTAAATATGTCAGATAGTATATTATCATTTGCGTCATCGTCATCATTTAGAAACAAATTAATTGCGAGAAATTTGGCACCATATCAGGTGCAAGGTGTGTATACTGCCCCTTCTGGAAATGTAACTTATGAGGCAACACCATTGGCGGATAGTAATGTAATTGACTCTCCTGATACGTTAATTTCAACAAATCAAGGGGCAAATCAACTTTATTCGTTAAACGAATATGGTCCTGATGGTGGGTATGGTGGGAAATATACGGTTCCAGGGGCTCCTTATCCTGTTGAACCAAATAAAGGGCCTTACGATCCAAATGATACAATATTGGACTTAATAAATGAGTTTTATATTGATACTGCATACATTCAAAACAAATTTGGACCTGAAGGTGGTTATAAGGATTTGGTTGTTATTACAGATGTTATTACATCTGATAAAATGTATTTACCATATTGGGATCCATCTATTTTTGTTCCATCATTTTATTCACCATATGAAATATTAAGTAGTACTAATCCAAATGGATCTAATGGTTCGTTATCACAAGATTCATATCTTGCAAAGATTGGTGCGGCACAACTAAAAGGATATTTTGAGGATAGAATTGCGTTAGAGATTCAACAAATGACAATTGGGTCTATTAATTTGGACACATTATCTGATCCGTTCAGTGCAAGTTTATTGGCGTCAGGACAACAACCATTTTTTCTTAAAAATTGGAAAATTACGGTACCCGAAAGTCCGGTATTTGCTGCAATATCATTTGCGAATAGGTTGACGGGAACATATTTTCCTGTATCATTTATTCCGGGTGATTATTTTGATGAGAATGATCCTGTTGGTAATGTACCATCATCATTAAATACTGTTAATAATTTAACGGGTGGTGCTTTAGGTCCTATATTAAATAAATTTAGGAACCCGTCAGAGATATTTTTGGCAAATACAGGTAATGGGCAACAATCTGTGTTATTTGCAACATTAGATTATAACATATATAGACCGCAATATCAAAAGAACCTCATCCAAGGGGTGTCAAGTGCAATCAATAACTTATTTGGTGGTGGGTCAGCATCTGTTGGTGGTTATTACGTTGGTAGTGTTGATTCTGAACCAAGTCAAATTACAACACCAGCAAATGAAGTTGCCGTTGATAGATTTGGTAAACAGGTTGGAACTATTGTTTATGGTCCTGATGAACTTGCCAAACTATATGAAGGTAATGAGGATAAAATAAATTTTGGATTAAAAGCGAAATCATATACTGATGGTGATGGTACGGATGGTAAATTTGTGTGGACATCACCAAAATATAAAGACAATGCTGGATTTAAGGTGGGTCCTGGTGGACAGAACTTTCAAAAAGATAATGAGTTTAATATAATTGAGAGTCAATACGGTCAAAACCTTTCAACAAACATAGAATATAAGGGAGGATCTATTTTAGATAACACCCAACGAATTGTACAGGCTGCGGACAATGTCCAAGGTGCAAAAAGATTAAAACACGTTGGTAACGCAATTAATCAAGTGTCAAAAGTATTCAACGATGGGTATAAGGAGATGACTAAAGGTTCTCAAGTTATTGCATATTACGATCAAAGTACGGGTGAAAACACGATTGGTGTTAGTGGTTTTGAAGTTGGTAAAGAATATTGTAGAGTATTCCAAAAAGACACACCATATTTAACATATGCTGATTTACAAAAAACTGATGGTATAACAACATCAGGTAGAAAGTTTAGTTATTCTATCTTTGATAATACCTATAACTTGAATATTGCACCAATAAGAAATCCAGGATCAACAAATATTGTTGATGGTAAAGTTAAAAAATATATGTTCTCATTGGAGAATTTAGCGTGGAGAACATCGTCTCAGGCAGGTTTTACCTATGATGATTTACCTAGTTGTGAAAAAGGTCAGAATGGGGGTAGAATAATGTGGTTTCCACCTTATGATATAACATTTAGTGAGGATAGTAAGGCAAATTGGAATCCAACTTCATTTTTGGGAAGACCTGAACCAATATATACTTATAAAAATACTACAAGAACAGGAAGTTTAAGTTGGAAAATAGTTGTTGATTCACCTGCGATGATGAACACAATTGTTGAAAAACAATTAGCAAATAGAAGTTCCCAAGAGATAAATTCTATTATGGATTCATTTTTTGCTGGATGTGTTAAATATGATATCTATGATTTGGCTGCAAAATTTAATACAATACCGACAAGTGAGTTATATACATATCAACAAATACTTAATGACCCAAGATTAACGGAAGAAGAATATATAAATATTATTAAAGAAGTTCCTGTTAATACTGAAGAAAATACTGCTAGTGGTGGTGGAGGTACTGGTGGTGGAGATGGTACCCAAGTTGGGGGGGAGAATAATATTACAGATGATAATCCAACAAGTCCAATATCATTAACAACATTAAACCCATATTTAAATTATGGTTTTTATTTTGAAAATGATTCTCCATATTATAATCCAAACATTGTGAACCCTTCAGATCCTGCGGAATGGAAAATCCAAGGACCGTTAGGAAGACCACCGGCACCACAAGTGGATGGGTCATCATTTACTTATGTTGATTACTATAATTATTATATTGGATTACAAAATACGACATATAAAACTAAATCACCTGAAACTGTTTGGGCATCAACTGGTGCGACTTTAGATCAAGGAACAACATTCACTAAAAGTTCTATTGACCCATTCTTTAATGATGTTGTTAAATATAATTTTGAAACATTGCAAAATGATTTTATTAAATCATTAACAGAAATTCTTGTGGATAAGAAAGGTACCGTTTCCATTGAAATGGAAGGATCCGCATCACCAATTCAAAATGAGACCTATAATAAATTTCTTTCTGATAGAAGAATTAATTCTGTTATAAAATGGTTGGCAGGTTTAACTTTTGGGGAATTTAAAGGTCAAAAATATATTGATGATAAAAAATTAAATATTATAACATCAAGTTTGGGTGAAGTTGCAAATGTTATACCAGAAACAAAAAATGGTCCTTTTTCACCAATTAATTGTAACGAAAATGTTCGTAACAATAGTAAAACAGGTCCTGTGGTTAATAGTGGTGGAGAATGGTACTCAGCACCTGCAATGGCTTGTAGAAGGGTTTATATTAAGACTATTGTTGCTACCGGAATACCTGAAAGTCCGACTGTCGATGAAATTGATGTGGAAACATCACCATCAACAAAAACAAATGAAGGGTCTACAACCGGACCGACACAAACAATTAATGTTCCCCCACTTAAAGTTGCCCCGATACCTGACATTAAAAAA